CTACGATCCCTAGTGATGAAATAATGGTAAATATTGTTGATATGAAAGAAAGAATTATACTTTCTCCTTTTGTTTCAATGGTAAAATAACCTATAGTTATAATGGAACCAATTAAAACCCAAGCCACAACAGTTATGATGCTAATAATAAAATCCTTCATCCCATCGAAATCATCGGTATTCCGCTTCATACCCCCTCCTTATTTAAAGCAGGAATCATACTCACATCCATGTGACTAATCCACTGTCAAAACACCTCCTTAATTCACATTTATTTGCTTTAATGCCTCACGAACAGCGTTTAATCGTGATTCCATTCTTAGATATTGAGGGTTAGGAATTGTGGGCCAATCGTTATACCAAGCATCATCACCAAACAAGCGAAGCAACTTGCCGCCTAAAAAACTATTGCAACATTCATCTTTAACATCATCTGATGATTCGATTAAATCCCAATACTCCCTTGCTTCGTGTTTATCTATTTCATCATCTTTGCGCAGTTCGATAACTTGCTTTTTAGCGTATTCAGCATTTGCATCGTTATCAGCGTCTATCTCAGAGATTAAATTAGAATCTAACTTGCCTATCCAGTAGTGATTGTTAATACTCTGAATAAACTCAACTAGTGAGCTGCCCATCGAACCCCAAAAGCAAGACCATGAATTTCCCCATTCGCTAATTGTGACACGGCCGTTTTGATTATCGCCGTAGTCCTCAAGATAAACATGAATAGGGTCGTGACGTTCTACACCCGTTATCACTAATTTAGTCACTTGAGATTGTTCAACTTTCATCACTCCACCTTTTTAAATTCAACAACCCATACCCATTGGTTACTTACCCAGTTATCTTTTCCGTATATATCTATCCATGTTTGAGCGAACCATGAACGCGGAAAATCAGGGAAACCATACTCACGCGATACAGCGTCAATGGAAGCGTGATTTTGTGGTGCGCCTTCTTTCATTGCGTCTTGCTGTGATATTTCCTGAACCTGTTGCAACCAAATATCAGTAATTTCAATTTTTCCTTTGATATTACCGTCCTTGTTTGCAATGTTGATAATGTCGCCAATCTCACCATACGGGCAATCAACATCAACAAATCCATGCCGCCATGCTGCGCATACTTGCTCTGATAGTGTGTAACCATCTTGCCATGCGCTAAGATAGCGTAACCCATCTTCGGTTACTTTTGGTTGTGGTTTAATCGGTCTGCGTTTTCCTGCCATCTATGACAGCCTTTAGCATTACATCGTTAAACTTGATTCTATCTTTCATTACTCGACCTTATTTGCTGAGAATGCTGGGTCAAACTCACGCTCAACTTCAAACGTGCCAAGATATTGGTCGTCAATCCATAACATGAATAACAACGGCCATTGATCCTCCCATCCATCACAGTTAGCGTGATAATATTCTGCACATTCTTCAATGCATGAATCGAGGTCATCATCAGTACTGAAATTATGATCATCTGGTAATTCATAGAGGTTATCTTCACTAATTCCTGACGGGTCTTCGCCTTTACCACCTGCTATATAAAATTGAACTACTGCCATTATTCATTCCTCTTCACTGCATCCCTGCGAGTTAAATTAATCCAACTGGATAGCGCCTTCTTCTGGATATTCGGTGCAGTAAAATACATGCACACGACCAGTTTCTTTATCTCTACGTGGCTCGATGGTGTATTCAGTCTCATCATTAATATCTAATCCGTGAGGTTCTACTTTTAAGCCGACAAAATCAGCCATAGCCATTATTTGCTTCGTTGTTAATGTAATAGTCATATCTATCTCCTGTTTGCATCCTTGCACTGAGTTCTTTGGTTAACGGGTAGTGGTTAGGCGTTACTCACAAACTGCCCAGCTTCATTACGCTTACGTTCGGTGTAACACTTGGGTGTCTCTCTTGATTTAGCTTTCTTATCTATCCATTCATATACTTCATGAGCCTCCCATGCCACGCAACGAACCGACAAATACATACGCTTTGGAAAATCACCTTTCTTCTCTAAGGTGCGAATAGTTGAGCGAGAAAGTCCTGTTAGCTTTAAAACAGCAGGCATACGGATAGGGTTGGTAGGTAATTTAATATTCATATTTAAACTCCTGCGGAGCGATACAGCTCCGCATTAAATAGGATTACTGGTATTCAGGGCGCATATCATTAAGTGTGATAGAGAAAGACTCGTATAACTCATCACCGAGTTTTCGCTTGCTTGATTTAAGTAGCTTGTCTACTTTTTCAAATTCTTCGGTGGCTTCAGGTGAGCCAGATTCAGGAAGTGAGTTGATAGAAGCTTCTAAGGCATTACGTGCATCAATGCGGTGGTATGCCTGTACTGCTTTATTTTTTAATTCAGTAAACAGGTTGATCCCCATTTCATTTTTTAAGTTCTCAATTTCTGCACGAATATTTTTAGCTTCTTCGACAGTTTGAACATCATCAATAGCTAATCTAAATGCGTCAGCATCGAACTTAGGTATAAACTCACCTTGAGTTTCTTTTACCGGTTCAGCATTGATTGGTTGTTGCTGGTTGGTGATTTCATTAATGCTTACGCGTTCTTTCTGTGGGGTGATGTCTTTAATTGGTCTATCTTCAAGTTCTTCTGGCGTATACACACCAAGAATAACTTCAGGGCAATAAAGACGGGCCCAATATTTTACAGCGAGATACGCGATTTGTTGCTTAGGCATTGTTTTCCAAAGTGGTGAGTTTCTCGTTTGTACATCAGCAAGGTAAACAGGCTCACCCCATGTAATTTCTTCTTCACCTCTTAAAATTGCGCCGACTTCAATAAATAAATCCGATTCATCACGTTTATCTTTCATGCCTACAATCTTTTCCCAGTCGCCACCGTATTTGTAATGGAATCGACCTACAACAGCATTTGAACTGGTAATAACTGCATTTACTAATTGGGCTTCATAACCAAGCACACCATTGATGACATGTGTTTTTTGACCGACAACGAAAGGATCCATTCCCCAGCGTGCAGACTGCATTGTGATAGCAAGACAATCAGATGGTTTACCTTGCAGATGTCTTGGCACCGTTGCTGTACCTGATGCCATTAGCTCAGCAAATTTGACAATGCGGTCTAATGATTCAGGATTAAAAAGTAATGATGTGTTATTCATTACTGATTGGTTTCTTTCGAGAGTTGCTACTTCTGACATAATATTTACTCCAAGCGTGCGCCTGATTGTTCAAGCGCAGTTTTATTAAGCGACTTCGTTTTGCAGTTCTTCTAACTTTCTCTGCTCAAAGTCAGTGATACCGATAGTGAGAGTCGTGGTGATAGGCGCTGGCCAATATCCTGTATCCATAGCTTCACGGATATCACGCAGTGTCTTTTTGTACTCTGTGCGACCTAGTTCAAGTAATTCAGGAGAGGCTTCAACGATAGCGACCCAGTGGTAATGCTCGTCTTTGTTAACGAATATCCAGAAGAACTGATCCAGCATTGCCACATCACAATACATAGCTGCACTGATGTGATAATCGCGATTAATAATTTCTCTGCGGATCATGGCTTCAATGGCATCTTGTTTAAATCGACCAAGTGCTACTGATTTGAGATCAAAACCTAATCGGTTATTTTCTGTTTGAATTTCGATATCAGGACGAACACGAATTTCAAGGCCGGTATCTTCATCAATACCGTAGTAGCTCACTTCTGATACGCGGTTAGGGTGGTTTAATAAACTGGATGCTTCTTTGTGGTTCATAACAGCGTTACGCATGTTATTTGCCATTTCATAGTCAACGGTTTGAACATGAATTTTTGAATCGTCACTAAGCCATTGGCTAATGATTTCATCTTCAAATACAGCATCAGGTTTTACTTCTTTAATGACCTGTATGAGATCATCTTTCTTGACGGGTTTTCTAAGTGGCTCAGGCTTACTTACTTCTGCTAAATATAATTCAGGATTGATGTGGTGGTATATCTGCTCAAGTAATGCATCTGTATTACCTGAGGTTTTCAATGGTGTTGGCAAAGTATCATTATAGGCTTTGATACAGGCTTTCATTGCTGCACCAGTAAATTTCCCATCTTCAGGGATGGTTTTAAATTCATCGGGCAACTGCATGTATATCTGACCTAGCTCTTCGGCTTTTCCGCTGGTGGAAAGTTGCGGTGTCAGAGTGGCATTATGTTCTTCAATAATTGCTTTTAACTCATCTTGTGAGAGCTTTTTAGGCAACTTATTGTTGTATTCGTCAATCCATGACTTCATTGTTTCCGTTGTTGTAAAGGCACCTTCTGGAATAATTGGTTTAACACTGAATTCAGCATCAAACTTTTCAGGTTCCATTGTTAATGTGTGAAATGCACTACCTAAGTCGAAACAACGCTTATTTTCACGCTCAATAACTTTTGTTACATGGCGTAACTCGTAATACATCAAACTAATACGAGCATCTTTTAGCATCGAACTACTGATGCCGTTTGAACTGTGATACACCTCGTTAGGAATATCTGGATAACGACCAGGTTCAAAATAAGCAGGTTGGTCATTTTCTTCCTTTGGATTATCTTCCGCTTCCTTGTGTTGACCGTTTTGGTTATCTTTATTGGCGTGAAAAATCACCTCTTCCTGAGGTGCTTCCTTTTTTTCTACCTCATTTGAGGTGGTTTTTGGATTTGTTAATGAGTTAAAGTGATTAACTCTATGACGAACGCTACGCATATCAGGGTTATCAATAAATGACATAATAGCGTTAACGATTTGCTCTTCACTGAGTTCACTGCTGATATTAGGAACCAATGAAAGTGCAAGTAGCGTGATATTAATAAAGTGGTCATATTGCTTAAACTCTTCTTTTTCAATATCACCATTGATATAAGCTGTTAGCGCATCTACTTGTTCGCTATCAGTAATATCTTGGTTAAGTAAAAGAGCTTTTGCAATCAACACATTTAAGTGCTTAGTGTCTGACATTTTGTTTACCTACTAATTGTTCTGTTTGTAATGCGAGCTTTCTTACATAAGCCCACTCAATACCGGCTTTAAAATTGTCAAATGACTGTGACTCATTTAAGCCAGATAAGGTAAATACATGCTTACCGTCTTTGATATAAAAGATCATGACTAATCACCAAATTGGTTATGTCTGAGCGCATTAAAAAATCAGTCTCTTTTATCCATATTGTTAAAGAGCAAATTAACCGTATTGGTTAACTTATGCTTTTAATCATAACCATAAATTAACCATTGTCAACCATGAAAAACAAATAAATCACCAATATGGTTATGTTTGTTTTTATCACTATGAAATTTAATGATTTATTAAGAGTAAAAAGAAGCCAAGATATGACTTCTTTTTAATGGAGAGGGTTAGTCGTGGGAGATAGGCTGGTTTTTATTAATGATAAATTCAATGAAGTTTTCAATAGCGGCTTGTTCGCTGGCGGGAAGTTTTGAATAGGCTCTTCTATCATAGTTAATAGTGCCTTTATCATTTTTAGGGATCAGTAGTTCATAGGCTTGGCGACCCATTGCTTTTGCAATAGCATCAATGCTTTCAGCGGTGGCGCTGGCTTCACAATTGATAATGCGGTTAACTGTTGATTGTGCAAGCCCTGAATCGACAGAAAGCTTAACTCTTGATTTTATTCCATCGTTTAACATAAATGTTGTGATGTTATCTGAGAGTATTTTTCCGATCTCGGTCGGAATATATTCTTCTTTTTCTGACTCTGCATGACCTTCTTTTAAATGGTCTACATCCATCCAATATTTACTAATTCTAGTCACATATTCAATTTTACGTGACATTGGATCGGTGAGTTCACGATGACTTTTTAAATCTTTTGGTGATAGGTAACGAGAGATCATACTTGGTGCTACGCCTAACGCATCAGCCAATAGTTTTTGTTTGCCGTTGTAGTAGCGTTCAATAATATAAATCAGGTTATCTTTTCTAATTTCAGCAATGCTTTTCATTTATCCAAGTCCTTTGGTGTCTATTCTTTATACAAATTTGATTAAGTTATGGTGTATTAAACAAACAAATAACCCTTTTGGTAAAGTACCTAAACGGTTACTATTATTTATTGGTTAATCAAATTGGTGAAATTATGGAAGTTTTCGACTTTAAAAAATTTTGGAATAGCTTAACGATTAAGCAAAGAGAAGCATTTTCTCAAAGAACGGGGTATAGCCAATTGTATCTATCACATCAGCTACGCTATGCAAAACGTAAGCCTTCACTAAGTAAACTCAATAAGTTATATGATATTTGTATTGAGTTCGGTGCAGATACAACCAGAGAGCAATTAATCAATTTCTTTATTCGATAATAATTCAAAGGCTATTTATTGATAAGGATCACTTCGGTGGTCCTTAATTTTTTATTGATAACCAATAAGTCTTTTTAGGTTGATATATTTTAAAATAACGGATAGCATTTGCACATACACATAATCAAATGAGGTTGAAATGGAGATTATTAGTCGAAAAGAAGCTGCTTCAAAAGGGCTTGGAAAATTTTTTACAGGTAAGAAATGCAAGAACGGTCATGTTGCTGAACGTTATGTTTGTAATGGTGTTTGCGTTAAATGCAACTTTGAAAATTCAACAGTCTATCGCTCTGTGTTAAAGCAGTTAATTAACAGCGCTAAGTGAATGGTGTTTTATGCGTGACTATGGAAAAGTTTCCCCACAATTTTGGATAGGAAAAACAGGTAAGGAAATAAGAGAAAAAGGGCATGAAGCACTTATTGTCTCTATGTACTTATTAACCAATCCTCACGCCAATATGATCGGAATGTATTACCTACCTATTATCTATATGGCGCACGAAACAGGGCTAGGTTTAGAAGGGGCTTCTAAGGGGCTTCTAAGGTGCATTGAAGCAGGTTTTTGCCACTATGATGAGGATGCTGAAGTTGTTTGGGTGATCGAGATGGCAAAATATCAAATAGCATCATCTTTGAAGCCATCAGATAACCGGTGTATCGGTATACAAAGAGAGTATGACTCTCAGCCTAAAAATCAATTTCTATCAATGTTTTATGATAAGTATAAAGATGCTTTTAATTTAAGTTCTGCAAGAGAATCATCTATAAAAAATGAAAGGGGCTTGGAAGGGGCTTTGAAGACCCTACGAAGCCAAGAACAGGAGCAGGAACAAGAACAAGATATAAAACCCCCTAAATCCCCCTTGAAAAAAAAGTCGGTACAAAAGCGAGGTTTTAATATCTTGGAAGAAAAAATACCTGATTGGCTAAATCCTGAAGTTTGGGAGAAGTGGATTGAGTACCGAAAGGAAATCAAGCACCCGATAAAATCGAAACAAACGTTCAGTGGACAAATAAAATTACTCACTGAGTGTTATGAGTTAGGTTTTTCACCTGAAGAAATAATTAGCAAAACCATTACAAATGGCTGGCAAGGACTATTCAAACCAAACGTTTCACCACCACAACGGATCATTCAACCTCAAAAGAACGATGAGTTTATACCGGAGGACTTCTGATGACTGCATCATCAACCTTAGCAAGGCTAAAGCGAATAATGCCTGAGCATATTAAACCTAAATTTACTACTTCTGCTGAATTAATGGCATGGCAACGAGAGCAGGGTGAAATTGATTCAATGAGGATCGCAAATGAAAACCGAGTAGCTCGTTTAAATAAAATCATGGGTAGATCAGGTATTAGCCCATTACACCAAAATTGTTCATTCGATAATTATGACGTTACATGTGAAGACCAACAAAGAGCATTGTACAAAGCTAAGAGATACGCTGAGCAATTTGGTAAATCATTTGGTGGGTTCATTTTCAGTGGTAATCCTGGTACTGGAAAAAATCATTTAGCGTCAGCCATAGGCAATCACATTATCCAAAAAGGGAAAAGTATTCTGATCGCTACACTGCCGGACATAATGATGAAGGTTCGTGAAACCTATCAAAAGGATGCTAAAACAACAGAGTCAAAACTGATAGATGATCTGTGTGATGTTGATTTGCTAGTGCTTGATGATGTGGGTGTGCAACGTGGAAACCTCAATGAGGAATTAATTATATTTCAAGTAGTGGATCGAAGACTAGCAAACAAAAAGCCTGTTGGAGTGCTTACAAACCTAAATTATACCCAACTATCCAAAGTGTTGGATGAACGAGTAATAGATCGACTCCGAATGGGAAATCCAACAACGATAAATTTCACATGGCAAAGCTATCGGCGTTTAGTTAAGTAATTTCATAAACTAAAAATCGAATAGGGTTTATTGAATATCAAAATCCTTAGCGTAATAAACACTGGTGAGTTTTATTTGTTGTAGGTATGCGATTGGGTGACTGAGTAGTGAAAACAGCGTATAGACGATTTGAGAGCGTTTTAAGTAGGTATGAGTTTAATTAAAAACTCTGTTTTTTTATACTTGAAAACATAACCAAATTGGATATATTAACCATAATGATTAATCTATTAAGGGTTATCGTATATGAAATTTATGCAGGATTTAGTTGTTGATATTTTACGTGACAATAAAAAATCATTGTCAGTTAACGAGATAACGGCAATTGCTTCTGATCTCAAGGGAAAGAAGAACCGCTCAACAACCAATTATGCACTGATTAAATTGATTGAAAGCTCCGTCGTAGAACGCAAAGCGGTAGTTGGCATTGGGTATGTCTACAAACTAACGCCTGATTACATGGAGCGCCTACGTGAATTAGATATCAAAAAAGAAGCATCTCTAATGACCAAGAAGCCAGCAAAACCTACGGATAAGCATGTTATCTGTCAGAAAGGTTCACTAACCTACGTCAGAAAGAGCTTACCACCGTTACAGCATGGAAAGATTGCTGATATTCATAACCGTATGAACGCAATGTTGGTGGCGGTACGCGCATGAAACAGCAAATTTATTATATCAATCCTGTACCAAAGCCACGTATGACACAGCGTGATGTATGGAAGAAAAGACCCGTTGTCGTTAAGTACCATGCTTTTTGTGACGAGATGAGAGCTAACCGTTTTACGCTACCGGAAAGCGGTGCTCACCTAACGTTTGTTATTCCTATGCCTAAATCATGGAGCAAGAAAAAACGCATTGAGATGAATGGTAAACCCCACCAGCAACGTCCTGATGTCGATAACCTGATTAAAGCTGTTATGGATGCCATCTTTGATGAAGATTGTAGGGTGTGGAATATCAGTGCGTCAAAGCTTTGGGGTGAGCAGGGAAAGATAGGGGTAACGTTACCTGAAAATACAGAAAATCATGAACTTATTACCATTCGTTAAGTTCGTGACTGAGTTAATTAATCGTTGAATGAGTTTGGGAAGAAATTATGAGCCAAGAAATTGATGCTATTAGGCTTATTCAACATATCAAACAACCGTGACATGTCACGCAAGGGCAAATGATGAAAATTAAAACCTCAAAACTAAAAGGATTAGCGCTTGATTTTGCGGTAGGTAAAGCCGTTGGTGTTGATGTTCGTATTGGCAAAGAGTTTATTGTTGATGCTAATAACTGCGTATATAGCCCATCTAGTGACTGGTTAAAGTGTGGTGAGTTTATTGATACGTACGCTATCGAACTAATTAACGAGATGGTTAGTGATGACTATGATCATTATCAAATTGCATGGTCTGCTATCTGTAATTACTTACAAGATGATTATTACGATGGTGATACACCTCAAGAGGCAATTTGTCGCGCTACTGTCGCTGTGGTGTTAGGTGGTGAAGTTGATGTGCCAAAGGAGATAGTAAATGGCTAAATCACCTGCTGAACGTAAGGCACTACAACGTAAGCGCCAAAAGGAACTTGGCGTAACAAAGATTGAATTACTGGTGGATAATCAAGAGATGGAAATGTTACAGCGTAATTGTGTTCTACGTATGCCTGGTCGTGAACCGTATGATAATGTTGAATACTTGCAGATGCTTATTCGTAAAGATGATGCGGAGTATAAGCGACAAGCTGAGGAGCTATCTAAGCGTAAGTGTGAGCGTTGTGGTGAGCAATTACCCGTTCAGCAATGCTGTTTATCAGGTGATGCTAAATGTTGGGTAACAAAGGGCTGGCGTGAAATGATGTTGAAGGTAGAATGAGGAAAAATTGATTTTATCTGAGGGTATTATGGCGTTCGATTGGATTGCAGGTACAGCGTTAGTTGTTGGTATTGGATCATTATATTTAACTTGGCAGTCAACAAAGGCATCTAAAAGAGCAATAGATACATCAATTGAAATATATAATAAACAAAAAGTAGATAATGATAAGCAAAAAGAAGATGAAAGATTAAACGCTATTCTGGGGATTTCTGATGTTGCTGGGAAAGAAGCATTTTTAGTATTGCAATACATATTATTTATAATTGAATTACAAGAATTAGCAGAAAAGGCTGAAACTATTAATTTTGAATCCTCGGAAGCTACTGAATGGAATAGTATATGTTTTAACCTGCCT